CAAACTGACGAACTTCAGGAAAATCCTGAGGGAAAGTAAGAAAATCCTTCTTCAATCGTAAGAAGGAGTCTTCCAAAGTGATTGTTTATATTGTTACTGGTGAAGACACAGATACTGTCTGTATAGAAGAAAAAGATATCTGTGTTAAAGTAAGAAAATGATAACAGTTAGCGAAACAGCGTTAGAAAAACTACAAGAGCGTATCGCCTCAAAGCAAGTTTGGGGCGTTAGGCTCTCCCTATTACCAAATGGCTGTAATGGTTGGTCATATGAGTTAAAATACTTAGAAGAACCAAGCCTACACAGCGATGCAATATTTTATGGAATAATTGCAGTTGATCCCATGACATGGGGATATGTAAAAGAGATATTCATAGAATGGGAAGAAGATGGACTAAATGAAAGATTCATTATAAAAAGTCCACAAGAGACAGCACAGTGCGGCTGTGGAGAAAGTTTTAGCTTATGAAAATATCAGCAGAGGGTTTATCCCTTATTAAGAAGTTTGAAGGTTGCGAATTAGAAGCCTATCAAGACGCAGTAGGAGTATGGACAATAGGGTATGGACACATCAAAGGTGTTCAAGAAGGCATGACCATAACAAGACAAGAAGCAGAAGAAATGCTTCTAGAAGAATTAGTTGAGTATGAAACCCATGTACTCAATGCAGTAGAAAATCAATTAGACCAGTGTATGTTTGATGCATTGGTATCATGGACATATAATCTCGGTCCGACTAATCTCAATAGTTCCACAATGCTTAAAGTTCTAAATGCAGGGCAGTATGCTGAAGTGCCTGCACAAATGAAGAGATGGAACAAAGCGGGAGGCAAAGTTTTAGAAGGTTTGGTTAGACGCAGAGAAGCAGAAGCCTTACTATTTGAAGGAAAAGATTGGTCAGATGTCTGAACAAAAACAAACATTTCAAGAATGGTGGATAAACTTCAAAGCGAAGTTTATTAAATTATTTAAGTTAACAGTAAGTTTTAACAATGTATGGGGAGACTCTGACGATCAAGTATTTATAATAAGAAAAGTTCTATACCGAAATAAAAATTCTATAAAGTTCAGAACTGAACAAAAAGAAATAGTAGAAATTCATGGTGCAGAAGGACTTAATATAAAGATAGAGGAATTATAATGACACAATTTTGGATGGGCATTATTGTAATATTAGGTGGTGCTTGTTTTTGGTTATGGAATGAGAACACTACACTAAAAGAAAATAATGTAAAATTAGAAAGTGCAGTTCAAATGCAAGAAGAAACCATTGGAACTTTACAGAATGATTTTGCATTACAAACAGAACAAATGAATGTCTTAACCAAACAAAGTCAAGAAGCTCAAAAAGAAATGAATAGATATCTTGACATATTCAAAAGACATAATTTAACAAAATTAGCAACAGCAAAGCCTGGGCTAATTGAAACAAGAGCAAACAAAGCTACCAAGGAGGTATTTGATGGAATTGAAAAGATCACTGTTGATATTGACGACCTTGACGATGGTCTCACAGTGCACCCTGTTCCCAACAAGAACATTAGAGGTTAGTGCCAAGCCTATACAAAGGCAAATATCACAACCAGTATTACCAAGAGAAATAGATCTTAAAGAGCCTTATTGGTATGTAGTATCTGATGAAAATTTAGAAGAATTTTTAGACAGAGTTAAAAAAGAAAATCCAAATTCAGGAGATTTAGTATTTTTTGCTATGAGTGTTCCTGATTATGAATTAATGGCATACAACATGCAAGAACTCAAAAGATATATAACAGAATTAAAATCTATAGTAGTTTACTATAGAACAGTAACTACAGAAGATGTTTCAACAAATTAAAGATTATTTATCAAATTTATATCATTATAGAATTATGTCCAAAGGTGCAAAATTCTTTGATAGAAATCCCATAGTTCAAAGTCGTTTTGAAGAAAATGAAGAATGGCTTGAACATATAGAAGATAGAGTGGCTATCTTAGAGGAAGATTCGCACCCTCCAAAAGACTTGTGCGAGTTCGATAGTTGGGATGCTATCGACAATAGATTTAGAAAAATCGAGGAGAAATTAGGTATTGAATACCAGCATACGGACTCTTGAGTCCCCTGTCGATAAAGTATCGGCATTTTTATTTAAAAATAACATATTACAAGAATCAGAATACGCACCTACAATGGTGCACATTGATACAATATTTATGCCTGTAAAGGATAAAGAGAATGTACCTTTGTTAGACAGCATTATGATAGCAGGTCTACAAACACCTTTCATTCTGATTAACAATACACAAGAGAATTATGATTTGGC